AAACGACGTTGATGGACAGGTCGATCATCGCGTGACCTCCCGTTCGCAGTCGATCAGCACGGTGTCGGTCGCGCTCACGTTGCCGTCGGCGTCCACCATGCGCACGTCCCATTCCAGTCTGGCGACGGGCCACTGGGTCGTGTCCTTGGCGTGAACGACAATCATCCCGTTCACAGCGTCCACCACGTCCACGACGACGCCGGGCACGCGGTAGCTGCCGGCAGCGGCGCGAATCTGGCTGGTGATGGTCATGCCAGTCAGGTCCAGGGGGTCGCCCTGGACCGTCGCTGCGATCTCGGCGCGGAAGCTCGCGCCGTGCTTATGTCGGATTGTCGTCTGCACTTTTGCCCATTGGATGAAATGAATTCACCCCATGGTGCCGCCGCGCCATGGTTCTGGCTTGTGGTGGGTTTCCCGGCTTAGACCAGGCTGCCCGTGTACGTCTCGGTGCCCAGGCCGCAGTTGTGCTGGAACGTGGTGATGGGCGTGTCCGTGCGGCCCTTGAACTCGTCGGACTCGCTGAACTCCACAATCATGGCCTGGCGGGTGATCGTGTTGCTGTCCAGATGATCGACCCAGTACGCCAGGCCAGCGTCGTCCGGCGCGCGGTCGAACACGTTGTTGTAGACGGCGCTGATGAACTGGCTGGTGGTCTGCGTGTTCGGGTAGGCCGTGGCGTATTCGGTCGAGCCGAACCAGTCCACGCACACGCTGGCCAGCGTCGCCTTGCTGTATCCCGCGCTGACGGCTTCGACCTCATAGGTTGCCGTCCAATAGTCCAGGCCGGCTGTGTCGGGCTTGCGATGGAAGATCGCCTGGTACAGCCGCACCAGTGGGCGCACGGCGTTGGTGGATTCGGGGCTGGCGATCAGGTTGGCGATGACCTGGCCGATGGTCGCGCCGTTCGCCATCACGCCGGCGTAGGCGTCCAGTTCGGACTGGGAAGTGGCGCGGCGGATCACGCCCTGGAACGCCTGGGTGATTTGGGTGTCGTATTGGCTCATATGCGAAAAAGCCCGCCGAAGCGGGCTGCGATCAGGTTAGATCGGGTCTTGGTAGGCCCAGCTTGCGAGGTTGCCGCAGTCCTTCTGGAAAACGGTCACGTTGGCGTCGGTGGTGTTGATGCACTCCGACGATTGCGAGAATTCCACGATCATTTCGGTGCGCGACTTCTGGCCGGTGTCCAGCAGGTTGACCCAGTACGCGCCGCCGGCCGAATCGGGCGCGCGCTTCAGCGCCTGGGCGTAGACCTTGGTGACGAAATCGACGTTCGACATCGAAGCCGGGTACTGGCTCTGATACTCGGAATAGGTCGCCATGCTGTTCATGATGTTCAGCAGCGCGGTGCCGCCGTAGCCGATGGTGCTGCCCTGGCCGCGATAGCCGGCGACCCAGTAGTCCAGGCCGCCGCTGTCCGGCGTGCGGCAGAACGCGACGCGGAACAGGCGGATGATCGGGCGGACCTGCTGGCCGTTGTCGGTCGATGCGACGAAACCGTTCACGGTGCCGGCCTGCGTGTAAGTCGGCGTGTCGTAGGTGGCCTGTTCGGCGGCGGTGGCGGTGCGGCGCAGAACGCCTTTGCAGATGTTGTCGATGTCGGTCGTGTGAATGCCCATGTGGCGGAAATCCTTAAATGAATGCCGGGGAATTGCCGGTTATCAATTGTACCATAGATGCGGAACAGGCAACGAAAAGCCCGCGCATGGCGGGCTAATTAGCAATCAGTACCGGCCACCTGGTCACGGTTGGCCGGTTTTGGGTGCGGTTTGGGTGGTTTATTCCTGTGCATTAGGATTGCTGGCCTGCTGCATCTGACGCGCTTGCTTCAGCCGGTTCATCCATCCACGCCGTTTCATCCTCAACCTGGTTCAAGGGGTTGCCAGGGTGCAGGCAGCTATTGCAAGGCGGCGACAGATGGCAACTGCAATTCCCGCCATAGCCATACTCGGCAATGAATTGGAAATGCTCTGCTTCAGCTTCTGGCGTCAGAACCTTACCCATTCTGACCTCCAGGCGCACTGGCTGCCATCTTGGCTTCCAGCAGGGCGATGTATTCCAGCAGGGACAGGATGGCGGACGGGTTTGCAGCCGCAATATATGCCGCATCCACGGCGCACGCTTCCGAGTGCCGGCCGTGGCCAGTTGTGTCTGCTACGGTGATGCCGACTGCGCCAGCGCGGATCGTGGTCGGTGCATGGCAGGTCCATTCAATGGCTTTCCATGGGCCAGGGGTCGCCTTGGTCGCGGCCTCGCGCAGCGTCGCCAGCAGTTCCGCGTTCTGCCGCCGCAGGACTTCAATCTCATTCGTTGCCATACATCCCCTTTCAATTGCGCACATGCGCTGTTGTTGATAGGCACATTATGCACGTTTGTTTTTCTTGTGTAAATCAGATGGTGCAACTGAAGTAGTTTCAGGCATACCGAGCCGCAAATGGACACTGCCGTTAGCAATCATCCCGCGCGCCCAGGAATCGCAACGACTTGGCGCGGTCCTGGTCGCGGTATTGGCTACGGTTTGTATTCGGCTTAGCAACGCGGTTGCAAAAATCTGTGTTCGTCTGGAATTTACTGTTGTAATATTGTGCCTGAACGAAATTTTGATGACGCGGAATGAATAGGAATTACATGATTGCAGCTAACGATAACAGGCCGGCAGTATTGGACCTGTTCAGCGGCATCGGCGGTTTTTCGCTGGGCCTGGAGCGCGCCGGGTTCCGCACGGCCGCATTTTGCGAGATCGACGCGGCGGCCCGGCGCGTGCTCACGAAGCACTGGCCAAGCGTCCCGATTTTCAATGACGTATCGACGCTGACGAAGGGGCGATTGGATGAAAGAGGCATTGCAATTGACGTTGTTTGTGGCGGGTTCCCCTGCCAGGACATCAGCACATCAGGGAACGGCGCTGGGCTTGGCGGGGCCAGGTCAGGGCTATGGTTCGAATACCTGCGCATCATCGGCGAGTTCAGGCCGAAAGTCGCCATCATTGAAAACGTCGCAGCCCTTCGCGGTCGCGGACTGGAAACAGTCCTGCGGGGCCTCGCTTCGGTCGGGTACGATGCGGAATGGCACTGTATTCCCGCTTTCGCCGTTGGTGCGCCTCACAGACGCGACAGAATCTGGATTATTGCCCACCCCATGCGCGGGCGATGCCAGGACGGCTGGTCCGAACCAGAATTCCTCAACCCTGGGGCGCTGGGCGCGGCGGACCCATGGCAGCGGTATGCTGGACCCGTTGTTTGTGGAGTGGATTATGGGGTTCCCGGAAGGGTGGACCGAATTAAGCAGTTAGGGAATTCGGTCGTCCCGCAGATCGTTGAAGTGATTGGCCGCGCCATTCTCCCGTGGGTGACAGCGGCGGCCAACGACAATGTGGCCCTGGTCAGTCGGGCTGCTGCCGGATGACGTTCGCATCCAGCCACGCCGACCACTTCGCCATGGCCTCGCGCATCTGCGGGGCGTAGTCGGCGCGGTCGTAATGCTTGGACCCGGTGTCACCCGACTGCGCGTGCTGCTGGATCAGGTCGCGCGTGAAGCGGTCGATGCCGGCGTCCGCCGTCCGTGATTTCCATGTGCGACGCAGGTCGCGTGGCTGGAACCGCTGGAACCCGGTCGCGGCTGACCAGCGGCTGATTGCCTTGTTCAGCGACGAACCCAGCTGGCGTTCGCTTTCGCCCTGCCTCGGCGGGAACAGCGGCCCCTGCCCATGCTGGTCGATCAGTTCGCGGAAGATCGCGACGGCCTGCGGCGGCAGCGGCAGCTGGTGCGGCCTGCCGCCCTTCGTTTTTTTCGCCGGCATGCTCCACACTGCGGCGTCCAGGTCGATGTCCGCGCCGTCCACGCGCATGGTTTCCAGCACGCGCTGGCCGCAACAGATCAGCAGCCGGATCGCCGCGCCGGTGCCGTTGGCGAAGCCTTCGCCGTCCACGGCATGCCACAGCGTCGCCAGTTCGGCCGGCGATAGGTTGCGCTCGCGCGTGGTGTTCGCGGCGTTGTCGCGCGGGACCGGGGCCACGGGGTTGGACAGGATGCCCCAGTCCTGGCGAACGGCTGCCCGGTAGTCGTATGTGGCTTTCAGCCCGTAGTTGAACGCCGCCGACAGGTAGGCCCGCATGCGGTCGGCCATCACGCGCGCGCCGCGCTTGTGAATCGACTTTAGCAGGTCCGCGACGTGCGCCGGGGTCACGTCGCTGGCCAGGGTGTTCGGCCCCAGCACTTCGGCGGCGCGGCGCAGCTGCTTTTCCACTTCCGGCGCGCTGCCCTTCCCGTCGGCGCGCATGCCGGCGATGTAGCCGGCGAACAGCTTTTCCAGGGTACGGTCCTGCGCTGTGGTGGTTGCGCCGGTCTTGCGTGCGGTGGCCACGGCGTCCGCCGCCATGGTCCGCGCCTCGGCCAGCGACAGTTCGGGGTAGCGGCCCAGCGTCTTGGTAATGGGCTTGCCGCCCTGCTGCCACCAGGCTGTCCAGGTGGCTGTGGTCCCGCGCGTTCCGACGCGGATTTTAAGGCGCAGCGAACCGCCGCCGCGCCCGTTCGCCCCATCGTTCAGAACCCGGTCGGCCGTGGCCTTGGCGACGGCTGCCTGCACCTGGCGGTCGGTCAGCATGCCTGCCGCTCCAGGCCGTGCAGCAGCGCCCGCGCATGCACTTCAGTGGGGATGGTGACGTACAGCCGGACCTGCTCGCCATCGTGCCATAGGTATTCAGCCACGCCGCCCTGCGCCTTCATGATCTGGTCGATACGGGCCACTAGCTGCAGCGCCCTGTACTCGTCGTCAAGGGGCTTGACTTTCAGCGCGGCGACAATCCTGGCGGTCACTTTTTTGACGTTCACGGTGGCCTCTTGGTAGCGGTTTTGGTCGCGGTCTGCGAAAAGTGAAAGCCCTTTTGTGGGTCAATCACTTAGGCGAGACAGAACCCATTTTCGCTTATCGGTCAACGGTTTGAAATGATGTGCCGTGACTAACCGTGACCTAGATAAAACCTGCCAAAATAGACTCTTAATCAGCGGGTCGTAGGTTCGAGCCCTACAGCGCCCACCATCAAGGTCAACGATTTCAAGGACTTAAGGGGGTCAGCCGAAATCAGTCGGAAAACGCGGTCACGGTATTGGTCACGGTAGCGGAAACGCATCACGGCCCGTCACGGCGAATCACTCAGCGTCTTTCGGCTTCTCCGCGCTGACATGGCAGCTATACCCTGTGCGCGGGTCCAGTTCGTGCTCGACTCTCACGACCAGCCATTCCCCGTCGATGCCGTCGCCGAAGCTGGTCAGGGTCAGCTTGCCTTCGGCTTGCACGTTCGGGTCGCCCGGCATGGTCAACGACAGCCGGGACTCTGCCCGCAGCCGGCGATCCAGTTCGCCCTGGGCTGCCGCCTTGGCCGCGTCCTCGGTCGGGTAGTGGTGGCGCAGGCGCTTCACGGGGTCGCCGCTGCCAACGCTCACTTCGATGCGCCTGGCAGTCCTGGTGCTGTGCCAGTACGCCACGACGGTGCCGTGCGCCTCGCGCGCGGACTCGACCAGGTGGAACGACGTGCAGGCGCTGGCGTCCAGGGTCACGGACGGCAGGTCGGATTCGCCACGCTTGGCCAGGATCAGCTTGCCGCCGGCCGGCTTCACCACGGCGTCGTACTGGCGCGTGACGCGGACCAGGAACGAGATGTCGCTTTCCTCGGTCTGGTCCAGGTGGGGCAGGGTGACGGACGCCAGCGATTTCGCCACCACGGCTTCCATGCCGTGTTCCTTGGCGATCTTCCGCACCATGTCGCCCAGCTTGGTCCCGTCCGACCAGCTGCGCACCTTTTGCGTCTGCAGGTCGGTCTTGCCCTTCGGCGTCTTGTCGTATACGGCGGCGCGCGCGCGGATGGTCATGTAGCGGGGCCAGCCGCCGCGCTCGATTTCGTCGGCGACGAACAGGCCCATACGCTGCAGATGCCCGTCGTAGCCCAGCCAGACTTCCAGTTCCGCGCCCTTGGGCGGCCTGACGATGGGGGCGGCGGGATCGTTGTCGGCCAGCCTGATTTCCAGCATGTCGGACTGGAAGCCCAGTTCGTCGGTTAGTCGCAAACTCTCCAGGCGGTCAGCGATGGCCGCCGTGATGTCCTGGCTGTTCGCGCTGACGCGGAAGGCCGGCGCGATCAGGTCCACAGGCGCACCCCGTCGGTCTTGGTCGCGGTATCGGTCACGGGTAGGGTGATGACCAGGCCGGCGGGCAGCACGGGGCCGTAGTCGGCCAGGCCAGGGTTCGCCGCCAGCAGCTGTTCGACCACGCCCGCGCTGGTCGTGCCGTAGTGTTTGAACGCGATTTCATCGGCCATGTCGCCGTCGCGGGTGCGGTAGGTTGTCATCCGATCCGTTTCACAAGGGTGTTCGCGCTATCGCGCAGGGACGATGCCAGCGACGCGGCCCGATTCACGCTGACCAGCGCGCCGGTCACGGCAGCCAGGCTGTCCTGGTCCGCGCCGGCGGACTGCAGCGACGCCAGCGACGACTTGATGCTGGCCGACGACTGCATGGCGGGCTGGGCCTGCGATGTGGCCGCGTTGAACATCCCGCGCGCGGCGCTCGCCGCGCTGCCGGCAGACTGCACGTTGCGCATCAGGTCCAGACCGTCGCCGGCCGCCGTGCGGATGCCGTTGACTGCGGCCATGCTGCGGTTCAGGGCCGTGGTGATCGCCGGCGCGTGGATGCCCAGTGTGTTGGCGACGCGCGCGACGTTCGACAGCGCCGAACCCACCTGGCCGGTGATCCGGCTGGCGGACGACAGCGCCGCGTTCGCGGTCGCCGACACGCTGGCCAGCTTGTCCGTCAGGCTGCTGGCGGGCGACAGGGATGCGGAAATCTCAGGCAGGGCCGTGATGCTCGATGGGATGGCCAGCGGCGCACTCAGAGCGGCGGCCAGCGCGCCATCGGGTTTGATGTCGCCGAATTTCTTCAGCGACAGCGTGAATTCCTGCTTGCGGGCGACGCCGGCCTGCGCGAACACGCCCTGGCCTTCCTCGACCTTTTCAATGGCCCATTGACCCAGGACGTTGCCGCGCCCGTCGATCATGGTCAGCGGCTGGCGGTCGGCCGCCAGGCTGCGCAGATCGTCCAACTGGCCCGTGCCGCCGTTCCACTCGGGGTAGATGACGCCCGACAGCGAGATGGAATCGTCGCCCTGGCCCGTTGACTGCACGGCCGGCGCTGCGCCGAAGCGCTGCTGGGACGGCCACAGATATTCCGTGACGCGCTTCAGTTCCTGGTACGCGGCGGTGCTCATGCCGAACTTGAACCCGCCCAGGGTCATCATGGTGTAGATGCCGCTCATTGGTGGCTGGCTCCGTCCGTCAATGCGCCACGCTGCTGGACCGCCTGCTGGCGCTGCAACTGCTCGGCGATCCGTC